TGTCACCTTGCGTGTCATAATTCTGATAAGCAACGGTCGCGACAGTGTGGCGAGCTTTTTGCGATGTGCCGGTATAAGTAAACAAACCATCGATTACATTTGACGGACCAAGTGCATAACTTGAGTCGGTTGGCTTGTCTTGACTAAGAGCTAAAGAACCTGCCCCGTAATAAGCAATGCCCCTGAAAATGGCTGTCATCTCCTGAATAACGTTGTAAACCTCAGCGCGACTATTGATCAACATGTTGAGGCTAAAACGCGGTTCTTGCCCGCCTTTGCCATCATCCACAAGCTGATTACAGTATTGGCTCACGGAGAAAAAGTCATACTTGTCCAGCGAAGATTCCGGCACAGACGCCCCAAATCTGTCTGAGATCAGCAAATCGTAGAGGCACCAGGCCGGGTCATTTGTCCACGTTGCAGCCTGAAAAGTGCCGTCCCAGACGCCGGAATAAGTAATCCTGCCGAGATGTGTTGTCGTATCTACAGTCGCATTGCTTGGAATCTTGACCTTGATCCCGCGAATCAAATACTTGCGGGTGGGGATACTTTGAAACTCGCGAGAGTCAAAGCGAAGCGCGACTAAAGCAGAGTTTGGATAGCTTAGCTTCTCATCAATTAGCTCAGTAAAGCTTTGGAAGATCGTTGTGCTCGCACGTTTTTGACTTGTTTCATCAGCACTGACCCGCACCATGCGGACTTGAACATTGGTGCTGCTGCTCAACGTAATCATGTAATCACGCTGATAGCGGTTGCTACTCTTGCCGCTAATCGTGTCTGTAACTACGTCGTTAAAACCACCGCCGTCATATTGAATCTGGATCTTAATTTCAACGGTATGCCCAACAATGTCGCCGTCATCTTCTACCTTTTGAAGACTAGGAATAGTCAGCGTTACCCGTAAACGATCAACGCCTGTTCCTAAAACATTTCGAGTGACGGACGTGCTGTTAGTTACCTCAATGTTTACAGCTCTCTCTGTTTGAGTAGCGCCAAAATCGCCCGGAATATGCGTCTGACCTTGCGTGCCATTGCGCGTAATGACGGTGTAACCAGAGAAATTGTTTGACCCGTCAACGTTCTGAACTGGGGTGTTGTCTAAAAAAATGCTTTTGTTGCCATCGTCTAAACCTTGAATTTCACCTTCGCTAATTAAATCAAGAACGTTGGCAAACTGGATCGACTGCAGAGTGTCATCTGCTTCAGTCGGCGTATGAGCGCCGCCGCCGCCTTTGCCGCCACCACCAGCGCCTTGAACGTACTTTGTCTGTGTCATGCCTGTTTTTGATCAACGTCAAGGCCGCTGGACAGCACCGCCGAACCAACGAACACACGTCCATAGGCTATTGGCACAGGCAAGCCCTGCTTTGCTGTATTGACCACGTTATTAAAAACAAAGGACTCAAGCTTCGCCGCTTCCCGCCCACGCTCCAGGCCAATTTCAGGCTGAGGAGAAATTGCCTGTGCAATGCCTGTCAACGTGAGAAACAAACCCACATTTCCAACGGCAGCAGAGACGCCTAAACCTCCACTAAAACCGCTAAGGCCAAGGGACAGGCCAGTGCCACCCGTGGCAACAGCTAAACCAACTAACGCGACACCAGCCAAAATTGTTCCAACACCACGCCCAGCACCAGCCACCACAGGCGTAATGCTGAAAACCTCTTTATCGCTAAAAGGCATCAGCAGAGGGCTGACATCCTGCTCGGTTGCCTTTTCTTTGCTAACAGCAACTCGATAACCTATCCCGTCTTTTTCACTGTCAATCAACCACTTTTCTAGCCCTGGAAAGTTGACACACAAAGCCTTGATGGCTTGCGCTGGCGTAGTCACATCAAACTCAAACCGGCATTGGCCTAGCCGTTTACGCAGAGCGCCGTAGACCTTAACTACCTTCAGACCTCTGTTCATGCCTCAAGGCGCAGGCAGTGCTCTTGCCATAATAGCCGCCATAAAGGTCACGACTAGAGAGCCTGCCCTGGACGTGATGCAGCACCTGCTGATCACCCATATAAATCGCCGCATGGTTTGGCACAGGCGAAACAAGGTTCATAAGTATCAAATCACCCCGCTGAACCTCTTCCACTGGAATTTTGTGAAATCCTTCTTTGCTGAAGTTATCCAGATACAGGTTCTGACCGTGGTCCCACCACTGGTCCCGCCGGTCATAATCACGCAGCTGGATTCCGTATTCCCTCGCGTACCAATCGCGAACAAGGGTGTAGCAGTCCACAACGCCGTGGACAAACTCACGTCCCACATAGGGCAGCTCAAACCCTGCTGGCTCGCAGTAGCCCCATGCCTCAGTGTTTGGGTTGACGATGAACCACGGCAGCTCTGATTTCTCACAGGCCACCCGGTCAGCGGTGGACGGCTGAGGATTCGTGATCGGATGGCTATGCACAATCGCCACCACCTCGCCTTGGTCCTCTACTTCGTTCCAACCGCTAAGAACAAAGTGCTCGTCAGGTGTCTCAGCGATGTTCTGGCACGGGAAGTATTTCCGCCGTCCTTTGACCACAGCAACTAAACCACAGCATTCACGGGGTGCTTCTGCCTTAGCGTGCTCAAGAATTTCAGCCTTCATGGCTGGCGATAGACGCATCACTTGGTAAGACCTGCTCCAGGGAACGATCCAAATGGCAACTCGGCATTATCACCAAAACGGCACTTGCAACTGGCAATACGCTTGCCGCATACGTCCTCAGCATCGGTTGTCACGCCCTCGTTGTTTACGTCAAAACGCCTGAAGTTGACGCCATCGATGTCTTTACCTGGGCCGGTAGATGGGTTGTAACCACACTCCGTCGATTTGTAGATCCACTGGCAAACGTTGGCGATGACCTGACGCTTGGGCAGTTTTTGACCGGCTAGGTCAAACTTGCTCGCCAGCTCGAAAGTCACCGTGTCGCGTGACTCGCTTGCTTTACGGTCGATAAACCAACGCTCTTGCGGGAACTGAGCATTCGGATCAGGCACTCCACTTGGATTGCCTAGGGTCTCAGCGTTGAAACTGTCCCCATCCTGCGTTGTCAACGTGTCTCCAGCTTGAGTGATCGCAACGTTCTCGAAACGGAAGTTGATGTCGTCAAGGTATTTCTTGAGTGTGCGGATGCGTCGAACCTCCGCTCCACCAAGGTCATTTCCGGCAGTTGTGGCGTTGACCAACGCGAGCAGCACAGTCATGGTGCTGTCGAGGTTGCTGACCGTTAGTGTTGGACGCGGCAATGTGCCGGTGCTGGTGTATTCAAAGCCCTCTGCTTTAACCGGCAGCCGCGTATATTCGTTGCCGTCAAAAACTACATTGATGTCTTGATTGCGATCGTTTCGACTCATTCCAGCGTGCCAACGATATACGTCTGCACTGCCATGCAGGCTGCTGTCTAAACGCAGCTCAAACAACTCAATGACCGCACTAGGTGCAAGTTTCAGCAGCTCGTCGTAAACACTGCTGATCGCAGTCCAAACACACGTTCCATCCGTAACCGTGCTGGCTATATCAGTCGGCCACGTTGGCTCTGAGCTGGCTGACGTTCCGGCAGTCGTGCAGCGAAACCACAAGCCAGTTCCATACGAAACCGTTGGACGACGAACGTCACCAACGGAAAACGAGGTGCTAGCGGTCCAAACTGCTGTCGCCATTACGGTTCAAAGACTTCGCGGAACGTTGTCTGAATTGTGGCGCGATTCAAGTAAGGGATCGACTTGCTCCACGTCTCACAGACAAACTTCGAACTTGAAGCCTCCCCTGGCGGCGTGAAGTCGAACGGAGCGTTGTCATCTGCACGAGCATCCAAAAACGCTTCGATGGTGTCGGCGTCGGCCTCTGACACCTCAAATGTCAGGTTGTAGGTCTTGGGGTTTTGATTAAGGCCAAAAGTCAGTCGGGCTTCGTAGCCGTCAGAAAATTGCACCCTGCGAAAGCTTGGTGCGCTGCTTTTTTGAATGCTGTTGTGTTTGGGCGTAATCGACGGGAAAGTAGCCATCAGCTTGCGAGGAGACCGCCAGGACGTTTTTGTTTTATCAGCTCTTGCTGAACAGCAATGCCAATAGCCTTGCCAAGCTGCGAAGCCTGATCAGCGTTGCCTTCAACGTTAGAGCCAGAAGCATCCACGTTCACAGTCACGTTTGCTCCGCCAAAACTGCCTGATGGGGCAATGCTGCCAGTACGGCCAGGCGTGAACAACTCAGGACCACGCTCACCAACCATGTAAGAGCGACCGCCTTGAACAGTACCTCCAGAGGCTTTGCCACCTCCAAACAGCTTGCCAAGAATCCCGCCAGTTTGACCCAGTGCGCCAAAGCCTTGGTTGATGCCCATAGTCAGGAACTGCCTGGCCAGCTGCTTAACGATCCCTAAGGCTGTTTCGCCAAGCGACTTAGTGCCTTCGATTGCCCCCAGAATCGCATCGGTCACGTTTGTTTTAATAGCATCACCCAGCTTTTTGTACTTTTCAGCAAGCTCATCTGCTGCTTTCTTTGCTGCATCATCTAACTTTTTCTGCTCACGTTTTTGTTTTGTGATGTCGTAATTTTCCTGCAGCTGGTTTTGCAATGCCTGAATCTTGTCTTTGTCTAGCAGTGGGAACCTTTCCGCTATATCAAGCTTGGCAAATTCGAGTTCAAGTTCTTCTCTGGCTTGATCAGTGGCGGCAGCCTCTAACTGACCTTTTTGCTTGAGTGTTTCCAAAAGTTTTGCGGCTGCCTTTTGCTGCTTTTGCAGGGGCGTTTCTTTAGCGGCTGGCTGCGTGCCAGCAGGATTTGCAAGCGTCCCGCCTGTTTGCTGGATTGCGTTAGCAGCTGCAGCAGTTTCCTTTGATTTAGCTGCAACGGCTTCTGCTGTAAAGGTTGTAGCAATTTTTTCTGGTACTGCTTTTACAATTTCTTTTACACTACTTACCGCAGTACCAATGGCGTTGACAACATTTTTTGCTGCCCCGGTTGCCCCGGAAAGCGAATCTCTAAGCCAGCCAGGGAGAAAGTCTTCAAAGTTTTTAATTATTTCAGCAAGTTGCGTAAATAGGCCACCAAAAAAATCAACAACCTGGGAAACTGCTTGGCCTGCTCCACCAACAAATCCAGTAAAGAAGCTACTTGCAGCTTCTGCAATTTGGCCAAATACTCCAAAAACAAAATTTGCCCATTGCCCATAAAGCTCAATCAAACGTCCTACTGGATTGCCTAAAGCGTCATTGATATTTTTGCCAAAATCAACGACCACGCCGATAAGCTCTGGAATTGTTTGCGTAAACACTGAAAAGAAAGCGGTAACGCCGTTGGTCAAAGTATCAATAGCGCCTAAAACACTTTGCCACGCCTTTTCAAGCTCAAAAGCGATGTTTACACCTTCATCAAGAGGCGAGAAGGCTTTGGCGATGTTTTTTACGCCATCAATAATTCCACGAACCGGGGCTAGCACTAATTTGAAAACAGCGCCAAGAGCTTCAACAGTGACCGCAGCCACCTGGAATGTGCCTTTTAACAACAAGCCAAGCTCTGAACCATCAGCAAAGACATTCGTAAACGCCGTCTGCAGACGCTTGAGGGCACCGTTGATAGTGTCGCTTGCCTCAAACGCTGCTTTTGCTGCCGCGCCCTGAGCGTTGCGCTGGTTCTCTAATAGTCTGTTGAGCTTGTCAAAGTCATTAAGCAGAGGCTGCAAGACCGGGCCAGCTTCTGTGCCAAAGGCCTTAAGAATTGCGCCAGTATCAGCGCCAGAATTCTTGATTTTCTCAAGCGTACCAATAAAGCCATCAGCCGCGATGGTGTTGGCGTCGATATTGACCCCAAACTCCTTCAGCTTTTCTCCGACACCGCCTGACGCCAGCTGGGCAAATGCTGTTTTCAGTGCTGTAAACGTGACCTCTGCCCCAGTACCTGTGCCAGTGATCTGAGCCACTGCGGCGTTTACTTCATCTAGGCCAATCCCTAAGGCTGATGCGACCGGAGCGACCTTGGCAATGTTGGCCGCATATTGGCCGATAACGATCTTGCCGTCGTTTTGCGTCTGAATGAACTGGTCAGTGATGCGCGAGGCTTCTTCTGCCCCTAGGCCGTAAGCATTGAGAACTGACGTTGTGGCGTCTGCCACGGTGTTTAGATCAGAGAATCCACCAGTAGCCGCCAAACTCGAAGCCTTCAGCACTTGAGAGGCAGAAGCTGCATCGTTAAAGCCAGCAGAGGCCACGTCATAAGCGGCAGCGGTTAGCTCAGTAACACTGGCCTGACCTGCCAACTCACGGCTGACGCCAGCAAGCTGCTTTGTCAGTTTTTCACTGTCAACACCAAGCGTGCGGACTTTTGCCTCAGCAAAGTCCTGCTGCGCCAATGTCGAGAAGGCAGAGGTGAGCACGCCCGCCGCTGATGTCAGCAAGGCGATGGGCCCCAAAGCTGCTTTCAGGGCAGTGCCCAGGGCCGCGACACCAGGGACCGCGCCTTTTGATGCCTTGCCTAGAAATGCAGATGCAATACCTGCGCCCTTAGCAGACTTGGCCGCACCATCTAACTGCCCCTGCGCTCCCTTGGCCTTATTTTTCAGCTGATCCATCTGCGCCGCTGTCTGCTTGGCCGCAGACTTCGGCTGAGAAAAATCAAACTTGGCTGTAAGGACAGTAGTAGCCACCGCAGCCAGTTAACTCATCCCAGCTTACCGCCGCTGCAGTTTGGCGCGATCCATTGCCTTCTGTTCTTTTTCGGCCTTCAGCTCGTGGTAGGCCGCAAAGTGAATAAGCTCCGCATCGGTCAACTCGTTACGGAGCCTGCTTACAGTCATGCCTAATTCGCAGGCCAGGAAGAACTCAAAATAAGTCCAGCTGTCCTGCTTCAGTCGTTTTTTGCGTCTTCGAGATCAGCGTCATCGGCCAATCCAAACAAGAACAGCTCCAGGTCGTTCAGTACAGACTCAGGCAACCCACGTTGCAACTTGGCCACATCTGCAGCGGCGAACGCTTTGCTCCCATCTTCCAGCTCAGCCATTTGGCAAAGCATTTGGGTGGAGATGTCTAGGGCTTCTTGAGTGCCAGCCAACTGCTGTGCTTTCTTGCGATCCGCCCGCGTGATTGGCCTGAAGTACAGGTCACAAGTTTTGCCTGATGGCAACTTCATTTCAAATTTGCGGCGCTGGTTAAGGTCAAACGCCCCAACCAGCTCATCCACAAATCGTTGAGAAGCAGGCATCTAATAGCTTGAACAATACGTTCAAACTATAGCCTTATCACTGAAGGTTGCCGGTGATGGCGCCGCTGGTGATGAAATTGCAAGACACAATGTCAATTTCACCAACAGTAGAAGTGATCTCCATGTCGGTGATGATTCCAGCAAAGCTCACAGAGTCACTGCCCGAAGTGGTGCCAGTGGTGAACAGTTCAAACGTGGCATCTGCGGGGTCCGCAGCGGTCAGCACGTCCTCAAGAAAAGCAGCCTGGCCGGTTGCGTCGGGGTCATAGACCAGCTCGACAGTGCCGGAGCCGCTGATCATGCTGCCAACAAAACTGCGGAAGGTGTCGCCATGCTTGGAGACATCCAGAGTTTCTTTTGTGGTCGAAAGGGACCAACTGCGAGTGCCCACGATGGTGGCATTGCTTGAACCGGCGGCGTCAAATTGAACTGCGCCTTGTTCTCCGCGAAGGACGGCCATGGTCAGAGTTCCTCGATGAATTC